TATGGAAAGCCGCCGGCAAGAAGCTGGCCCAAGGTATTGCGGACCAGTTCGCACCGATAAAGGACATGGACACCAAGGCTTACGGCCTGATGCGGCTGGCCAAGGGCGCCAGCGGGGCGTTTGAATCCCTGCTGCACGGCGGCCTGCTGAAGCTCTCGGACAACGTGTACGACTTCGACGAAACCAAGCGCGGCGGGGTAGTTGACAAACTGCTGATCCCATTGCAAGGCGAGCACCACGATTTCATGCGCTGGGTAGCAGCCAACCGGGCTGAGCGCCTGCTTGGAGACGGAAAAGAGCACCTATTCAGCCCGCAGGATATTGCCGACTTGAAGACTTTGGCCACCGGTCAAGCGGCTTTCGACTACACCATCCAGAACGGCATTCGCGCAGGACGGACAACCCGCGACCGGGCCGAGATTTACCGCGACTCGCTGGTGACGTTCAACAAGTTCAACAAAAACGTGCTGGATATGGCCGAGCAGTCTGGCCTGATCGACGGCGCATCGCGTGCACTGTGGGAGCACGAGTTTTACGTGCCGTTCTACCGCGTGGCAGATGATTCAGACGGCGGTGTGCGCGGCATGAACATCAAAGGTGGTGTGGTCCGGCTGAATAATGGGTAGGCGGCATCTGGAATTCTGCTGTCAATCGTTACACCTCGACGAACAAACATTTCTGCTTTTTTCAAAGCCAGCAGCGCCTCTGCATCTGTTTTTGATTCCAGTGAATCAGCCCATTTTGAGGCGCCCATCTTTCGAAGAAGGGTTTGTAGAACGGCAGCAAGACGATTCAGGCCTTTCAATACCATGCCCTTTTCAGCGAATCCGGCCAATGCTTCCTCAATGCTTCTGGCTTTCACTTGAGCATCAGTCATGCCATACTTGGTCTGCCACTCTGCAATCATGGCTTGGTTATCCCGAATCCACTGACCGGCCGCCATTCTCACCCTGGGGTTAGACAAATGAATTTGATCAAGAACAGCGGCCAAGGCTTGGCCGAAGAATCCCCTGAGCCCATAGTGGCCAATCATTTCGTGGGCGATGACTTCCCTTGCATCTTGCGCAGAACTGATGTTGTCAGCAACCAAGTAGATGGCGCCCTTCCAGTAAGCTCCCTTGGCGTCAGTGGGGGCGTCAAATGGCAAATCGGAAGTCGATTGAACGACCTTGCCGAGCGGTGCATTTTTCATCCCATCAGTAAATTGGCCGAGCGCCTGTTTGACATCGGCAATCGTTGAGCTGGATGATGATGCGCCTGTTGCAAACATGGCGGAACCATCCGGCTTGATGATCTCCGCATCTTTCGGAAACCAGTATTCATCCACAAACCACTTGCCCTTGTTGGAGCTGTGCGTGAAGGTGCGTGCGCTGTATTTCATGGCCTCGGCTTTTGAGGCCATCCAGACGCCGCGCTTTTCTTTGCCTGCGTTGGTGGTGTAAGTCTCGATTTCGTACTTGGTGCCACCGATGACAACCTCATCGCCAGCGCTGGCTGTAACCTTCGCTGGCTTTGCGGCTGCGACTGGCTTCTCTGTTTTAACGGGCTCGGCCGGCTCAACCTCCACCGGCTTGGTGCGGGCTGCAAAGTCCAGATTTTCCAGTTTGTCGAACAGCTCTTTGATGTCAGTGATGTCGGAGTAATCCCGGTCACGCTGCATCACGTTGGCGCCGCCCTTCTCAATCACCACGATGCGCGTGGCTACAGCGGTGCCAGCGCGCTCAAAGGTGACGGATGGCAGCTTGATGCTGGCCACCAGAGATAGACCCTCGGCGGGCTTGAATGACTCGGTGCGATTCCCGGTAGGCTTGACGCCCTTGATTGTGCTAGCAGTGGCAACACTATCGTAGTGACGTGGTGTGCCGTCCATGGCAAGGAGCTTTCCGCTCACCATATCCGCGTTGGTCGGGTTTTTGGCGGTGCCAGGCTTTAGGAATACTTCCACCTGGATGACTCTGACGCCCGCGTCATCTTCAATCTGCAGGGCGTCACCTTTATATATCGCCCCAAGCGTCGGGTGATTCATCAACGGCTTCACCGGTTTCTCGCTTGACTCATAAAACCATTTGTCAAACTTGGAATTGGCTGACGGACCATCCGGCAGCAGCGCAACAATGCGCCCACCATCGCGCAAGTGGGTTGCCGCCTTGGCCAAGTGGTCAATCGCTGTACGGCCGGCCGTGCCAAATGGCGGGTTCATCACGATGCCGTCATACTTGTTGCTGACGTGGTGATCTTCAAACGTCCCGCTCAGGATGCGGTCACCGGTTTCCTTCATCTCCATCACCAGCGCAAGTTTGGAGCGTAGGGCAAAGCTGGGTTCAATTGCGGTCCGACTGGTGTTATCCGGAAGCCAGCGGGCAATAGCCCCATGTCCGGCGCTGGGCTCAAAGGTGGACTCGCCACCGCGCGCATCCAGCCACTGAACCATCTTTAGCCCAATCGGCTCTGGGGTTGCGAAGTAATCCGCGCCCTCTTGCGCCTTGGTGCGGCTGTTCTTCTTCTGTTGGCCAAAGTAGAACGTCTTGGCGCGGTCGTACTCGGTGATGGCATCATTGGCAGCCTTGTCTCGCTCCTTGCCCCCTTTGCCTTCGTCTTCATGACCTGGCTCGTAAGTATCGGATTCCTCAAACGACTGGATGAATGAATCTTTCAGCGCGCGCGCCATCTCGCCCATGCCCAGGTTCTCTGCGGTGCTGGCCCGGGTGGCAATGGTGCTGGCAAACGTCCAGCGCTCCCAGTTGGTGCCGGTGTTCATGTAACGCATGATGGCGTCGGACGCCTGGCCGGTGCGGTAGATGCGACCTTCTTGTTGGATGGCCAGCGTGGGCGCCGTGGGCTGCCCCAGGTTGATCAGCACGCGCTGATGCTTACCGGTGGTGTCGTGGCCGCTCCATCCCTTGTTCTTGGCCGACTGCACCAACATGACTTGTGGGCCATTGGCGTCGTCCTGAAATGACTTGTAGCGCTTGAGCAAATCAGCCTTCTTTTCATCGCCATTGATCAGCAAAACATCAGGGATTTCTCTGCTGAAGATCTCAATCGGTGATGGCATCGAGCTGAACGGGTGGCTCACCAAGTCGCCGAACTTGTCGTTAAAGACGCTCAGTGCCGATTTGATGGCTGAATCGCTTGAGTTGACTCTGAACGGATTGAACCCGCCGCCCTGCTTGTAATCATGGAAAACCACAACCTTGCGGCCCAGTGCCATGTGCTGCTTGACGATTGGGATGACTGCATCAGCCTTGATGGCTTCCAGCAGGTAGCGCTTTTGCAGGTACTTGAACTGCTCGTTGATGGCATCACTCAGCACAGAGAATGGGCCTTGCCCGCCTTTTTCTGCCTGGCGTTGCTCGCTGATCCACTCCAGTGCCTCATCAATGCGGTTTCCAATGGCCGACTCCACCAGAATGAACCGGCGGTCGTAGTCTGGCACCACATCCAGCATCCGGCCAGACAGGGCGCCGGACTTCTTCAGGTTGGCATTCCATTGGCGCTGCATCAGGCCTGAGTCCACATTGGCATCCGGGCGCGTCATCTTGTTGTAGCGCATCGAGTAGCCAAAGTGCTGCATCATGTAGCGGTCTTTGTTGCTACCCTGGTTGTAACCTCGAAACTCGGTTTTGTCCGAGGCTTGGCCTTCGTTGTAGTCGAACAGGTAGCCGTTGGCCCAGTCGATGGTTTTCTCGTAGGCGAATGGCGTGGCAGACAAGGCCACCAGGCGGGTGCGGCCGGCGCCTTGTTTTGCATCTACCTCAGCACGCATGGCCTTCATGGATAGGTCAAGTTCTTTGCGCAGTGCGCCCAGCTCGGCCTGCAGCTTTTCGCTTTTGGCGTCCCAGGTTGTCCGTTGCTCCACCGTACTGCTGTCGGAGGCTGACATTTTTTCAAGAGTAGTGATCTCGTTCCCAAGCTCGGCCGCATGGTCTAGCTTGTCCCGGTTCAGCATCGTGTGGCGCTGATGTGCACCATCCGGGTGATAAGTGATCGCACGCAGGTTATACAGATAGCCCGTGGGTTCGCCGTCGGCCGCCTGCATCAGCGAATGCGCCTCATCGGCCACCACCAGATCCCATTGGCGTGCGGCCAACTGGTCATTGGCGCCCAGGTTGGCATAAGTCGTGATGACAATGCCCTTGCCTGCGTCTTTGGTGTCGACCAGTTGCGTGATGTCCAGGCCTAGCAGCTTCCCGGACTCAATCCAGTCGGCTGCAATCTTGCCGTCAGGTGCCACGATCAGGGTGTTGGTCTTTCCCTGCAAGGCGTGGCGTTTGATGACACCAAGGCCTGAAAATGTTTTGCCAGTGCCTGTGCCATTGGTGAACAACATGCCGTAGCCATCAGCCTTGGCGAATCGTGTCTCGGCCAACTTCACATCTTCTTGCTGCCCTGGAAGCAATTGAGGCAACGTGGCCTTGATGCTGTCAAGGTCGGCCAGAACAACAGGGGATTTATCCGCCTGTTTTCGTTCAATAGTGTTTTTTAGCCCTGGAGTGCGCTGGTCAGCAGCTGCGTCAACTTGGCCTGTTGTGATGGGTTCAGCCGGTACTCCTGTGATGCCAGAATCACCGCCTGGTTCACGGAAGTCAGCTCCGGTAACGATGCCCGTAAGCTCGGGCTGTTGGCCAGTAGGATGTAATCGCTGATCGCCTCGTTCTCGATCAACAGTGGTGCCACCAGTCGATACGCCAGCACCGTCTTGTTGTCCGCGCCCTGCGCCTCCAGTGGTGCGTCCACCAGCTTTTCCAGACCGGCTGGCAATTCCTGTTGCGTCATCCTGAATAGCGTCGCCCACGGCTGGCTCAGTGCTTGCGACTGGGCTATCTCGTTCCACGCTTGTATTGGTGCTTGGTACATCTGTTTCTCCGTTGCGCTCATTGTCGGTCTGTGCCGTGTGACTTTCAATCTCTGATTTGGCTTCGATGTTGCCCACAGCACGAATGCCATCCACACCGGTCTTACCGCTGGACATACTGATGTAGGCGCCTTGCAGGTGCTCCAGCGTGATGTCGTCGGCCACTGCATCGCCCATCGCTGCACGGATCTTGTCCAGTGCGAACTTGCCTGCATCCATGAACTTGTGATACCCAAGGCGAAAGGCCGCATCGAACAGCCTCACCATCACCGGCAGGATTTTTGCCTCCTGCTCGGGCATCATGTTCAGGCGGGTGTTCTTGCCAAATATGTCAGCTAGGTCGGCCAGTGCCGCTTGCAAGTCTGCTTGAGCGCGCAGTTCGTCAGGGTTGGAGGTTTTAGCTTTTGACTTGGAAGCTGTGTCCGTATTTGGAGCAGGTGCAGGCGCATCAAAGATACTGCCCTGCCCTGCCAGCGAATCATCGGCACTCTGCCCAAGCTGGAAGTTATCCGCGCTGGCATCCTGGCGCGACAGGATTTCTTTGGCGATGCGGTCAGCCTTGGCTTTGGCCTCTGCGTCTTGATCAGCTTTGGCCTTGGCTTTCTCTGCTGCGGTGGCGCGTTCCTCGTCAGCCTTGAGTTGCGCCGGGGTGGTTGCAGTTAAGCCTTCTTCGCCTGCGCCCTGTTCTTGAGCACTTCCCGGTTGTGCGCCGGGGCCAACTTGATTGCCATCGCCAACACCTTCTGCTGAGACGCTGGTGGCAAGTGTTTGATCTTGTCGTACATCTTGCGTTGATCCGGTGTCAGTTCCATCTTGTCCTGCCTGGGTTGGGTTGTCTTTGATCCATTGGCTGATAGCCTGCGCATCCACTGTGCGCATGATTTCTTGCACACTGCCATTTTCGTCGATAAACAAGTCAATCAGCGCATCCTGTTCGGCCAGGTTTGCGGCTTCAAACTCTGCCAGCTGCTGTGCGAATTGTGCGCGTTTTTGCTCCGCACGCATAGCCATGTCACGGGCATTTTTCAGAATCCGCTCGGGCTTGAGCAATCCATTCTTTGGGGCGCGTGCCACGCGGTCAGACACCCGGTTGACCATCGAGGCCAGACGGTCGGTACTGATGGCGTTGTCGTATTTCAACCCCAGCGAATCGGCCATGGATTCAATCTCCAGGCGCTGCACTCTCTCGTGCTGTGCCGCTGCATCTTCATCGGCAAACTCGGTACTGACTTGTTTGTCTCCAGCCACCTCGCTCTGAATCATGCTGATCAGCTTGTTGGTGTCGCCTGCCTCATCTGGTTTCATGAAGCCACGCTCCACGGCGCGCTCGGCCAGATCATCCAGACTCAGGCCATTGGCTCGGAATGTGGCGGGCAGGACGTTGTTAGCCTTGAACCGGTTGTTGCTGAAGATGTCAGATGTGTGCGCCGGGTTGATGCCGTGCTCTCGCAGGAACGATTTGAACGGGGTTTTCTTCTGATCCGTCTCGGTTTCCTTGACCAGGCCCAGGCGCTTTTTGATGCCGTCCTTGATGTCCTGCTGGTACAGCTTCTCGAAGTCTTGCGCCAGGACTGGGGCGATTTGCTCTTGTTGCGCGGGAGTCAGGTCTGGCTTGGCTACTTCTGCTTTACCCGTGGCTGCCACACCGGAGCCTGCTGCGGGCTGGGTAGCTGCTTGGGCTGTTGCTGCTTGTCGTTGCGTTTGCTGCGGCTGGGTTTGACTGGCTTGAGGCTCAAGGTTTTGCTCCGTGGGTTGTGAAAAATTGGAACTTGTTCCAGTGGCGGTGTCAGAAGTGCCACCGACTGGCGTGCTTGTTGGCGCAATCTGCGTCGGCTGGGATGCCCCGGCCCCTTCACCCACTACAGGCTGTGCAGACTGTGTAACTTGATTTAACCCTCCACCTTCCAAGGCTCCACTTCCCGTTGTGGGTAGTTCACCGGTGGTGGCTGCATCGCCTGCCATAGCTTGCGGCGCTTCTCCTGGCGCTTGAGCTGGCGTGGCGTTGGTTCCTTGTGCTGGGTTTTGCTCATTGGGCTGAGTGGGTTGGTTGTTGATCAGTGGCGCGTCAGCAGCTCGGGCTGTATCTCCACCAGCCTTACCCATGTCAGCAGCAGTTGCCCCCGCCTGGTTAGCGGCCAACCCAACAGGATTGACAGCTCCAAATCCCACGCCTCCTGTGGGCTGATCGCTTGCGCTTGATAGGCTGGCATCAGCGCCGGATGAAACTGAGTCTGTTGTGCCATCTTGTGTTTCAGGTCGTATGACAAACTGCTTTGACCCGAGTTCGATAGGCTGCCATGACTGGCCGGTTTCAGCAGACTTCTTTTCAGCCGCTTTGCCTGCCATGATGCGATTCGTCAAGGGTGCGCCTTTTTCTGTGGTGGCAACATCACCCTTTATTTGGCTTTGGGCTGGCTGATGTGCGCCACTGTCCACGGCTACGATGGCAGCATTGGTCAATGATGGCGCAGCGGTGGGCGCGAGTCCCATGGCTTCGGATGGTTTAGGCGTAGTGGCGACTGGAACTTGTTCCAGTGGTTGGGATGTTGCCGGTGGAACAAGTTCCAGTGGTTGCGGCGCTAAGCCCATGAGTTTGGCGCGCGCTGCGGGCTGTTGATCGGGTGGTAATGCGCCGATGTACTTGTCTACCTCGGATTGACGCGCCACGGTTCCATCGGCGAATCCAATCATTGGGTCTGGCGTGTTGCCGATTTGCAGCGGCGGCGTGGCTGGTGGCACTTGTTCCACTGGTTGCGGTGCGGGCGGCGCAGCAGGCGAGGCCTTGCGGTCAAGCGCACCAAATGTTGCGCCCGGACCAGCCGATGCCAGCGCCTCAAGTGTGGCATTGCTGGCCACGTTGTCCCAAGTGCCCGCCTGATAGCCTGCGCGCTGTGCTGCAATGTTGGCAGCGACTTGTTCTTGGCCACCTTGCGCAGCCTCAAGTGGCATTTCACCAAGCATGCCCATACCGGCGCGACCAACAATGCCACGCTCGGCACCTGTGGCCACAGCCTGCGTAACCGGTTTTCCGATTGCGTTGCGCACCATGCCGCCAGCGATACGGCTGACACCGGTCAAGGCATCAGCAACACCCAAAGCACCGCCAAGCGCAATCTGGTCAGCATTCGCACCACCATAGGACTGCGCCTGATCGGCTTGAGCATCGGTACCACCTTCCTGCTTGATGCGATCGTAAATCGCGCCCTTGGCTGTACCGGCACCGATGGCGATACCAGTTGCCGCTGCACCAGGCAGCCCTGCGAGCCCACCGGCCAGCACCGGAACAATGGAGCCCAAGCCTTGAACAGCAGTTTGAACTGGCGCTACACCGAATGCGCGGGCACCGGCTTTGATGCCTTCCCATGTTCCCTTGCCTTTGGCAGAGTCCATGATGGCCGACTGTTCTTGCTGGTCGGCTTTGGCCTCGGGGCTCAGGTAGTCGTTGACAAAGGTATTGGCATCGCCCAACGCGCCGGACACCACATTTCCAGCGCCGGCAGCGTCCGCAATGGCTTTGGTGGCTCCCACTGCGCCACTGGCAAAGCCCAAGCCTTTGTCTGCGATCTTGCGCAGCATTCCGGCTGGCTTGGGTGCATCAGCAGCTTCATCGCTTGCGAATTTCTCCCATGGCTTACTGGCGCTTGATATGTCTGTGCTAGGTTGAAACTTTTCCCAAGGGCCACTCATTAAACTTTCTCCCAATTCTTTTGATCAGCGGGGTTTCCGCCTTTGAAGCGATGGCCATCCAACACGTCGCCTTGTTTTGGCGTGGGTTTTGATGCTTGCTGGCCTTGCGGGCCAACATAGCGAACCTCTTGTGTTTCTGGGTTAAACACAGTCCCTTCTGTCACAGTCTGATTTCCCATGGCATCGGTTACTTTGCTGCCAGGGTGATAAGTGGCTGTGCCAGTCTTCATAACCCCAAGCGCCACCAGCGTGCGTTTTGCTGCTTCGCGTTCTTCAGGCGTTTTGGCGTTGGCGTAGGCGTCTTGAGCATCTGTTGCCCGCTTATCCTTCGCAAGTTCCGACTCTTGCTTGGTGCGATTCAACCCAAACTGGCCTTGCGCGATGGCATTGGAGTCGGCGTAGCGCTTGTCCTGCGACTGTGTTTGCATCAGCTGCTGCATGAACGCGGCCTTGTGGTTTTTCCCAAGACCTGCAGTAGCGTCTTCGATCATCCTTGTGTAGTCGGACTGCGCTTTGGTTGCTGCATCACGCGCATTCATGCCGGAAACCTTGTTGTCCCATTCTTGCTTCTGTAGCCCGCGTCCTTCTGGCGTGGCTGCACTTGGTGTAAACGCGTAGCCGCCCGGGCCAGCAGAGAATGAACCAGGCGCAGCCACCTCGACCGAGCCCTGGTTCTTGAGTGCTTTACCGAGCCCATCCACCATCAGGACCGGACCACCGCCAGGCGTGCCAACATTGCGGCCTGAGTAAGTCACCCGTCCCTGGGCATCGACCGTCTTGTGAATCACGCCTTCGCGCAAGTCAGATGGGAGCTGCGGCAAATTCCCACCGGGTCGGCCACTGAGTTCATCGGTCATGTTGCGGGAAGCGCCAAGCGCCGTGCTGCTTGGATTGACATCTGTTCGACGTGGATCAAGGTAGCCTTTGCCTTGAGTGTTGTTTGGTCGCGCCGCAATTGCTGGCGATGTCAATTGCGCAACTGCTGCGGGCTTTGCCTGCGCTACGCCGGGTGCGACAGTTGCGCCAGGTGCGCCCATGGTTCCGTTGAGCATCAGGTTCTTCAGCGGATCATTGGCGTCTCCCGGGTTGGCGGTAGATCTGCGGGCTCTCTCCATTCCAAGGCCATTGAGATCGGAAGCATTCGCTGCCCTCGCGTATTCTGGTGCATACCATGGCGCGTTCAGTGACGGCGTGGTTGGCTGTTCTGGTGGCTTCGATTGAACAGGCGCAACACCAGGGGTAGCCTGCTGCGCAGCAGTCGTCGCCGGCAGGGTTTGCTGCGCATCCATGGCGCCAAGCCCTGCGCTGGCATTGCCAAGTGACCGTGTACCAGCTGCAAACTGATTGGCTTGCGCGCCTTCTTGCAGTGCCACATTGACGGTTTTGGAGATGGGTGCCGCGTTACCAATGACTGTTGGTAGGTTCGCCCCGCCCACTTGGCGCACGCTGTTGACGCCTGCAATGAAGTTTGCGCCCGGCACGCCATTGGCAAGCATGGGCGCCGCCATGGCTGATGATTGAATGGCGCCAAGTCCAGAAGGCACGGCTGCTGCTGCTCGTAATGGGACCGATGCCACCACGCCCATGCCGCCCAATGCATTTAAGCTGTTGTTTGCGTTTCGCGTGAAGTCATTGCCCATGCTGGCACCATCGGGTGCAGGTGCTGTGCCGACAGAAGGGATTTTTGCCAACATCTCAGCGCGACGTTTCTCAACATCTCCGCCAGATTCCATGTAAACAGGCCGTACCATCCCGCCGTTCTTGAGTTGCGGCATGGGAATATTGAATCCGGATGTGATGCTGTTGGCGCTTGCGCCGATAGCCAGCTTTCGAGCCTGCTCGGTATCTGCCAGGGTTTTGGCTGCTTGCATGTCCACTGGCGGCATTGGCTGCGCCGGTTGAGGCAATGGCGCTTGCGGATCGGGCTGAATTCCGGTCGGGATCTGGGTTGCATTTGGATCAGTTGCATCCCCAAAGCTGACAGGCCCGCCAGACCACATCTTGCGCACCATGCCACCGCATTTCATTTCTTCTTTGGCGTCATCTGCAGCATCGTCTTTAGGGTTCTTTGGCTCGTCACCCAAGTCGTTCAAGGCTTCCAGCACTTCAGGTCCGAGAATCTTGGCTGACTTGGCCTTAATCATGAACTCGCCATTGCTGGCCATGATGGGAACCAGATCATCAGTCGGGCCGCCCGGGCCCGTGATCTCGCCGCCGGTGACGCACTTCTTTGCCATCCCACCTTTTGCCATGTGCTTAGGCGGTTGATGTTTGCGAAACGCCCCGAGCTTTGACTGATTTGCTGTTTCCATGCTGCACCTTTTCAATATGCGGTGCATTCTGGAGATTTGCCCATCATTGGGCAAACCCTACTGGGGGTTATTCAGTCGCGCTGATGGATGCCAAGCTGTTCATCCCGGCCATGGCAGAACCGGCCAAGTTAGCGTGTACCGTGGCGTTGGCCGTGTGCAGGGTTGACAGAAGCTGAATATATTTGCTCTTGGCCTCCACGTCAGCGACACCGCGCTGCATGAATAGCCGGCCTTGCTCGACAGTGATGTTCCCGACTGCCTTGTAATATTCCATTCCAACCTGAGCCTTTGCGACCTGAGCCTGTGTCTTCGCCTGGAAGGCGACAACGGTCTGACGGGCGCTCTCCAGTTTGGTTCTGGCTATATCGCCTTGGGCACTGACCACAGCCTTATATCCCTCAACTTCAGCGACGTACTGCTTGGCGCGGGCGTCGTTTGTCATGGCTGTTGCGCGTGCCGCTTCGGCTTGGGCGTCGATCTTTGCCTTAAACCCTTGAACCTCAGCTCCATAGGCCTGCACCTGGGCGCTGAACATCTTGGCTTTGGCTTCCTCGCCATTGATAGCGGCAGCGTAACCCTGCCATTCGGCGCTCTTGGCTTGCACCTGGGCGCCATAAGCCTGCACCTGGGCCTGGAACAGATCAATACGCAGGCGCTCAAGTGAGGCTTTGCTGACCACCGCCTCGACCTGGGTCTTATACATCGAGGACATGGCTGTCAGCACGTCAATGCGTGCCCGGTAGACATTCACCTGGGCCATGTCGACCTCGGTGAGTGCTTGCAGGGCTTGGATTTCAGCCTTGTAGACCTCAATCCCGGCGAGTGCCCCGCGCATCAGCGTCTCGTAGACCTGGGCTTCTGTTTTGTACGCATCCAGCTTGGCCATGAAAACCTTAACCTGGGTGTTATACATCTCGATGATGGAGTTCAGTACGCTCTTGGCGTAGTCCAGCGCCTGACCGTTCAGGGTGGACAGGTTCTGCATGTAGGCCATCGCCGCGCTGACCATGGCTGTGCGCAATCCGGTAGACGTGGTGATAGCAAATTGCAGGTTCTTCTGCTCCATCTCGGCCTGCATCACGATGATCTCGTTGGCAGTCTTGTTATTGTTGTTCGCTGCCTCTTGGCGGGCCCGGGCCAGCGTTGACGCCAGCGCACCGTTTGGCAGGGTGAAGCCGCGTGCGGCCATGTCTGCAAAGGCGGCGTCCTGCACGCGTTTGGCTTCCACGTCGTTCTTGGCGCGGCCACGACTGTATATGGCATCCTCAACCTCGGGCCTCAAGCCGGTACCGCCAGCCAGATAAGTACTTAGCTGGGACTCGATCTTGGCCATCTGCGCGTGGTACTGCGGGTTCAGTTTGACAAGCTCTGCATCCACGTAGCTGTTGGCCACGGTAACGAACTCCTGAGTGGCTGAGTGAAACGCGGTGTTAAGTGTTCCAGGCAGATCTGTCGGAGCGGTAGGAAGGTCAGTTGGCATGGAGCCGTCAAACGTAGGTAGGCGCACCAGTGGCTTGTCTGGGGCTGTCCTCGGAGTGATCGTTGGCACCTCTGGGACGATCAGACTTGGCGCCGCAGGGAACGATGCACTGAGGTTGATAGACGGCGGGGTTTGCTGAAACCCATTGAGCTGGCTCGGTTTGTCTGGCAGAGTGATACTCTGAATTGTGGCGCGAAGCTCTGGAATGGTCCCAATGATTACTGGTGAGATATCCTGAAACTGCGGAGAAGCACCTGGCGCAGCAGGCAAATCCAGCGTAATGTCTGCCAGCGTAGGCACCTCAGCATCAATTGTGGATGGCGGTGCGTCTGGTAGGCCTATGGTTACCAAGGGGACACTCGGCTCCCGCGCCCACTCAACTGCGCCGATAGCATCTGCCAGGGCCGTCTCGGATGTGGCTACCAGCTCATCGGTGTATTTCTTTGCTGCATCAATCAGCTTGGTTACGTTTTCGGTCGCCATGGTTTAAATTCTCCGAGTTGTTTTGTGAACATCGAGCTCAATACTGTCGATCTCGCACACGCCTGCGCCTGATGCACCGAGTGCGTAATACCGCTCCTTGAGCCCCTTGCCGAACGCTTGTCTGTGGTTCTGGGCCAGCGCATCACGCGGGGTGCTGTAGCTGTAGGTGTTCGGGGCCTGCTCACCTGCGTGCAGCTGTACGGTGCTGGCCGGTCCAAACCTGCCACCGAAGTACGCCGACGCGACGGTCTTCTTCTCCGGGCTCTTGAAATCCGTCATCGCCGTCTTAACCGCCCATGGGATCGGTGTGGCGTCGTCTGTCGTGCCTTCAAGCAGATAGAGGCCGGTGCCGTTCACGCCGTAGTAGCTTTTGAGGTGGCGCACGACATGGGTGAACGGGAAGTTCGTGTAGCGGGTGGTCTCGTCGACGGGCTCAACGCCTGGGCGCGGGGTGTGCTTCAGATTGACGGCGTAGGCCTCGTAGGTAGCCGTGACGACCGCTGTACCGATGGCGGTGAGGCTCAGACTAGGCAGCGAGGCAGCAGCTCGGACCGACGCACCCATAGCCAGGCTCGGCAGCACGATGGCAGCCGAGCCGTAGTTGTTTGCTGCGGCGACTGCGGTCGCCTCGAACAACGGCAACGTGATCTGGGCACTGGCGACACCGCCGGTTGTGCCGGTAGCCTGTAGGGTGACAGAGCCCAAGTTGACACTGATCAGCGCCCCGGCGTAGCTGGCAGACGTGAATGCGGGCAGGCTGATGTCTGCTTGGGCCGTGGCAGCCACGGTGCCCGAGATCACCGGCGATAGGCTTGGCAGGGTGATCTCTGCGCTGGCGTAGTTGGTGGCTGTTGCTGAGGCGGGCGCAGACAGCTTGGGTAGCGTGAGTTCGGCATTTGCACCGGTGGCGATGGCAACAGAGAGTGCTGGCAGTGTGATGGCTGCAGCCTGGTCGCCGGAGCTGTCGTGGCCTAGGGCCAGGGCTGACAGTGAGGGGAGCACCGCACCGCCCGCCACACTGCCTATTACTGGGTGACCTGCTGCGCTCGACGTAATCATCGGGAGCGAAAAATCAATAGCCCCTGTGTCGTCCGGCGCTATCGGCGCACCGAAGTACACCGGCCCGATGTCTACGGTCGGTCGGCACGCGACTGACACAGTCATCAGAGCACTGGTCGTCGAGTACGCCTCGGTGAACGGGTAGGTCGTCCCGAACGCGGTAATGGACTGTGCCCCGGGGGTGACATCAATTACTACAGGGTAGGTCGCATTCGCCGCGAGGGTGACCGCATAAGGACCATGCCCCGTGTACGAGGTCCCCGTCGTGATAATTATCTGTTTCGCTGACGATGAGTTCGTCCCCAGTGCGAGCTCGAACACGGCGTCGCCAAGGGTGATGCTTACTGTCGCCAGTGGATAGTCTGCAGCGAACGCTACCGAGGACCCCGTGAGGATCGAAAACCGCAGCTGCTGGTTCGTGAGGACTGTGGTCGTTGCCGCGTCGATGGCACACGTCCACATGTCGAAGTTAGCCGTCACACGCCCGCTGGCGCAGACCAGGTTCGACGACCCCGCCCACAATGCCCCGCTGTTGGCTACCGTGTCGGGGGCGCTACCGCTCAGCGTACCCGTCCGAGCGAAGTTGTCTTGCAAGTAAATGGTCATAGGTGTCTCACGTCGTAAAAGTCGGGGGCGACGACATACGCTATCTGGGAATTAAGTGCGGTCTGCAGCGGGTTTAGAGATCGCCGGGGTACGTGGGTCACATTGTTTGCAAGCAAGACCGCACTGAACGTCTGGCTCCCATGCTTGAGCACACCTATCTTTGGGGCTGCCGCCTCTCCGTACCACTCGAACAGGGCGTGTTGCTTACCTATGTGTATGAAGTTCATCCTGCTCGACCTCACCGCCAGGGAGGAAGCAGGGGAAAGTGAGAACGTGTTGAAGTCCTCGTCTATAGGCATCATCACGTTGACTCCGGTGAGGTCGCCCGTCCCCAGTTCCCGCTGGTTGAACAGCACGTTGGGTGTGTCAACGTCGTCGCAAAGGGTGAACGCCACTTTGGCGAACACAGTGTGCGCCTCCTTCCCGCTGGGTGGCAGCGCGAACTTCCCAACGATAAACGGCTCAGACCCCGTCACGATTGAGCCGACCAGCCTGCCTGTGAACCTTATGGGGTCAACCACCTGCTCGCTGCCCGTAGGGATCGTGGCAGGCGGCGTCTTCGTGGTTTTGGCAGACTTCCAAGTAGTCGGGTTACTGCTGAACACCGGTCCGCCCGACGCCTCGTTGTACCCGGCTGCACTTACCGGAGTGTCGTAGCGCCCGAAGTGAGAGATAGCGGTCGCCATTGGAACCAATGACGGGAAGCTACTGGTCGGCGAAAAATACGGGAACTCAGACCACCCGTGGGTCCTGTTGTTCCACGTCACGTCCCGCATCACGAACCCTAGCTTGTATGAGTACGACAGGTGGTTCCTCACGGTTCCAGCCGTCGTGTTGACCAGCACCTGGGTTGCGACCCGCGCGGGTGTCGGATAGCGTATGTGGTCTTCGGGGGTAAAGGTGATGGTGCGCCGGGTGCTGAATGAGGTTCCCTCTATTTTGTAATCCTCGACAACATTAGCGGCGCTCTGTGTGTACGCCCCCTCAGTCGCCTTGTCTGATGGGAGCGGAAGAGCTATGTACGCTGAGTACTGGAGCGTGTATGTCTGCGGGGACGACTCGGAGCTCACAAGGATAGGTATCGCCTTCCCTTTGTACACAACAGCCCCGCTGAACGTCCCGTGTTTGTACTCCGCCACCTTGACAACCTTCAGCTTCGGAACCCCAACACGCACAGAGAAGAATTCTGCAATGAACTCGCTACCCAGTGGCAGGACATCCGGGTTCGGACCAAAGCAGCCCAGTGTGAACCTCTCTGGAACCTCAGATATCCAGATGTACTCGTGTGCAGGCTCGATGCGCACCTTGATCAGCATACCCTCTACCTCGTACTGCTGGCTCGCGTATGCGAGCCCCAGCTTCTTCAGCTTGGTGATGCAGTTCTCCGCGAAGGGTCTGTACTTCCACCCTTCAGCGGAGTCGATCAAGACATGGCGCATGTGACATTACTGCGCGGGCATTGTGACCGTCAGGCTGTCGATGGTGGTTGGCGCACCGATGGCGATTACCGTGTTCGACAGGTTCATATCTGCACCAGACACGGCGACAGAGCCGTCGAGGCGCACAGCTGTAGTGGATGCGCCGTCAGCGTCTGCTGCGCTGGCCTTGATGCGGAACCAACCAGCTGTACCTGCGTTAGCTCCGTTGAAGCTCCACACGCCGGATTTGGAAACCGTGCCAGCACTCGGCGCGCCCCACTGCAGGCCAGCGGTCGCAGCCACGCCACCGGTGATGTTGCCGCTGGAGGTGGCTGTCATGGTGGTGACGGTAGCTGCCAGGGCCAGGCCGTTGTGCGCCGCGCCGGTACCGGGTGGGGCCACGACGGTGACGATAGCACCGGTGCCTGGGTAGGTCGCACGGTAGATGCCATTGCGGTTGATTGCGTCCGCCAGAGCCTGGGCGGTGGTGGCTGCGTCTGTGATGAACGCTACCGCACCGAGTGGGATGATGTTGAACGTGCCAATGTTGAGTGTGTTGATGGAGCCTGCTGAGCCGCCCACGGTGATCGTGGCGGAAGCCGGGGTCTCTGCAACAAACGCAGCTGAGGCGATAGACACACGACCGAGCAGTGTGCCCGTGATGGCGGAGTCTGCTGTGGTCGGCTGCGTGCCGGTATAAATGTCGATGACACCACCGGCAAAGCTGGCGGCAACACCAGTTGAGCCGACGATGTTGTTTCGTAATTGGGTCGAGAGGCGGATGGTCACTTGGGTTTCTCCTTAAAGAGCGTTGAAGGGCACACCGCCCTGTTGAAGAAGGGCGAGGTAGCGCTTCTGGCCACCTGCCCGCACAAGGCAGCCCCCGGCGCGAACGCCTGGTGCCACGCTGATTTGTTTCTCGGTGAGGTTCTGGAAAGGCAGCGCAGCGCACAGGCCACGGGTGCTCCAGAACAGAGTTCGTTCACCGTCACGATCCCAGTGCCTGCCCGGCACCACGCCGTAGTCGGCCAGCTGATCGAGCTTGGAACCGTCGTAGGCATAGATGCGGCTGTCGGTACCGACGATCAGAGCCGCGTCGTGCGGAGCCAGCATGTGGGCGCGCCCGGGCACGATGATGAAGTTCGAGTCGAGGTTGAACAGGTGGTATCCGAGCGGTTCTGAAAACCACACGACGGTCTGGTTCTCGCTGGCCAAATACTGGCAGGCGTACATCCGGCCCTTCCAGAACTGGATCACGTCGGTGTCCCTGGGCAAGGTATCGTACAGCACCGCCAGGTCTTGCCCATCGTCGCCCTTGAAGCCTGCGCCATAGGATACCGGGGCACCGCGCCAGATGCTGACGGAGTTGTCTGGGCGGATCACACCACTGTCAGTGCCGTTGTTGAAGTAAACGTCGTCGTTGACCTCGGTCCAGTAGACCGGGTCAGTTGACGTGATCGCAGCGACAGTTAAGCCATCGAAAGTCTGGATTTCTGTGGCCGTGGCCAGGTAGGTGCGTGCGAAATCGAACGTGCTGAAGGCAGAAGTGAATGCCGCTGCTCGGACTGGTGTGTACCCGCCACGCTTGGTTATCGCGCCCGTATCAGTGATGTTGACGTTATCGGCCTGGACGAGCCAGGACAAGCCCATGCGCATGGCGTCCGAGACGTTATTGAGTCCTTTGAAGCTCGATACGGTGGCCATGGTCTACCACACCGCTTTGTTGCCATGTGGCCGATTGGCCTGTGAGGTGCGCCGGTAATCGGCATCCGGTCGTAAGCCAAACACGCGGGTGAACTCTGCAAGCGCAGTAGCTGACTTGTTTGGGTTGAAAATCTCGGCATCCGGTCGGCTGTAGCAGCGGTGCTGCGCCCACTGAATCAGGTGGCGGTGGTGAATTTGGCCAATCTCGGGCGACTCACTGACCTGATCTTCAATGTTGACCAGCGGCAGGCGGTAGCACTCCAGTGCAATCGTGCCGCTGGTGCTTGGAAGGCATCCGAGCGTCAGCTTTGTGTCGGTCTGTATGGCCTGACGAGGTAAATCAACCCGCGTGCGCCAGTCTGAATACAGCCGGTCCATCTCCACCCTGTCGGTCAGGTGCAAAATTGATTCCGTGGTTGAACCGGTTGGCGTGAATGATGCCCTGGTGATGTCAATCACGGCTGGGTGAAGCGCATACGTCCGAACACCGGATGTCACTGCAATGCTGCACACGGCTGGCGTGGTGTCATCATGAATCAGGTTGGCGCGAACACATGCCTCCTGTTCGGCCTCGTTGAACCACGCTGTCGCATCTGCATCAGACGACAGATATGGCAGCTCCAGATCAAACGTGTCTGAGCGGAACTGTGCAATCAACTCGGCGAGTGTCATTACAGAGCCCCGAACCTGTCAACGTACTGGGTTACCTCTGTGCGCAGGGCTTCAACACCTTTTCGCTTGTCGATGTTGACTTGAAAATGCGTCTTGGCGTAGACGCTCAGAGCATCTTTGTCCATGATGGCAATGGAGTCGCGCACGTCCTGCACATCGTCGGTTTCATCCTTTGGCACTGGAACAAGTTCCACGCGGGGTGCATCAGCAACACCAGGAGCATACACATCGGCGTGTTTGAGCATCAGGCGAGCCTTGTCCACGGGGACCATGCGGGACTCGCCTTGCACAAAGTGAATGCGGGTGCCGTAGGTTCCGTCGGTGTACTCTGCGCGATTCCCAATGTATTTGACCGGCAAGAAGCCGCTGTCAATGACCTTGATCGTCGGGGCGGTGGCTATCACCACATCAGGCGCGTCTTTCAGGGTGTGGATGACAGCCCTGAACAGGTAATCTTTAGCTTTTTGTTCGACTGGAAGTTCGCTGTAGGCACAGAAACAAGGGTGCTCCTTCTTATCTGCATCTTTCACGGGGCCATGTTTCCATCCGTCCTTGGTTTTTTGCTCCAGCCAACTCTGGTGCGATGCTTCTGGCGTTGCGTCAGGGTTCGCAAGGTGCATGTCCACACCAGCCAATGCGCTGTCCTTTTGCCACTGAGGTGCATCTTCCCATGCTGCCTGCGACGTGTCGCCAAGTGCAGCGCAGTAGGCACGGTTGATTTCATGGGCAGCACGGGCAAGGTTTTCGCGGTTCATGGGATTCCTCTGGATCAAACAATGGGGAACAAGCAGGGCCAAAGCCCCGCCGTCTGGGGTCTACGCGTTAAGGCGCACCAGTCAGAACACCTTCGATGAACACATCCACCACGCCGACAACAGCATTGGCAGCGCCACCGGTGGTCAGGATCAGATAGGCATCTTTTGGCAAGGTGATAGGCGCATTGGTCGTCGCATTGCGCAGGCGTGCCGCAGAGCTGAGGGCGACCGCAGAGGCGAACTGGGTGGCGCTTTGGGGAACCGTTGCACTGTCAACGCCATCGACATACTCAAAGCCAATGTTTGCTGTCACCGATGCGCTGAAGGCATCCGACACAATGGCTTGCGAGTCGTACATTTTGAAGCCAGCAGGCAATACACCCAGGCGCACCTTGTCACCAGAAGCAATGCCCGTTGCCACATCCGAGTCAATGAATGCACCAACAGCATTGGTGGTCAGATTGAAGTCCAATACGGTTTTATTGCCGTAGGGTGTGCCGCCAAACTGCTTCTGGTTCAGCACTTTCTTTTTCGTAATCGTTGCCATGATGGGCTCCTAGAAAATTGGGTTATGGACAAGCGGCCCGGTTAAGGGCCGCTCATTGCCTGCTTAGGCTTGCAGCTTGACGGCGGTGTCGATGGCCATCACACCGTAGTCGGTGAACTGCTTGGTGTCACCGTGGTCAATCTCGAAGCGGATCTTCGAGCGGCCATTGATCGCACCCAGCAAGATCTCCAGCTTGTCGCCGTGATCCAGCTCTTTTTCAGAGAAGAAGAACGGGTTGCCGGTCTTGGTGTGTTTGCCCCAGGCCTCGGCCAGCGCTTGGCCACCCAACAGGAGCGCACGATCCACAGCAAAGCCGGTACCGAAGGCAGCAGGCACCAAGTCGGTAGCCGTTTCAGTCTCGGATGTGTAGCTTGCGCACCAGCGCAACGAGTCACCAGCATAGAAGCGGATGGGCTTGGGCATCTTGATGATCAAAATGCCATTCCACAGACCCGCATCGCCCATGAACAATGGGTTCTGACCGGCTTGCTGCGAGCGCGCCATTGCATTTGCCTGCAGCGTGCGGAACTGGCCCGAGTTGCTTTGCAGGAAGGCGGTGTACTGCTCACTTGACACCAGTAGCACGCGCAAAGGCGAGTCGCTGGCCATCTTGTCGCCCTCGAAGATGACTGGAGGGGGCGGCACGGCCATGCTGTCGAGCTGGGTGCGCAGGGCATCCACCAAATCAGCATTCATCACGTCGGTTGTGGCAATGGTGATCTCGTTGCCAGAAGCCTTGATCGACTCGATGCCAGAACCGGTGCTCATGAAGTGGCGGTTCTTGGTCGGAGCCTTCACCGGGTTGATGGCAATCTCTGCAAAGTCAGGATCGCTGGCCTTGGGAACTGCCCACTCGATGTTGTCGTGAAAACCACGGGCACCGGCGAGGTGGGTCAGGATCAACTGATCGCCCAAGCGGTTCATGTAGTTCTCGCCCAGGGCGCGGCCCAGCTTGCGCAGCTCATGCGGCGTGCGTTGCTGTGTCATGGTATCGCCAGCAGAGATCGGGTAACGCGCCTGGTTGATGCGCAAACGATCTTGGCTAAACGACATGGCACGACCCAAGCCCTCGGCATTGCGGGAGCCCATGATCGGCTTGCCACCCATGGGGTTGATCAAGTCGAAGGTGATCTCGTCACCGGCCATCTTCTGCAAGTCCATGCAGCGAACAATCGGCATTTCATTGCTGGATTGCTTGCGGATGGTGGACTCGGCTTCGGCTTGCTGTGGGAGCTTGCCAGTAAGACGGTTCAGCGTCGTGTTGCGCTGCATGTTTGCAGCAAAGAGACCAGCCGATTGCAGGGTGATCGCCTGCGGGCTGCCATAAGGTAGAGTGGTTGCACCCATAATAAAACTCCTTCAGTGGGACCAGCTCCGCCATCCCGGCGGTGCCATAAATAGGTTCAGAGAACCCGGTTCATCAGGGCCATGATCTGTTCGGGGGTTTTCCCATCGAACTTACTCATGAGTCCATTGCTTGACATATCCAGCATTGCGGCTGTCTCATCCGTTGTCGCATTCGAGCCAGCCGGGATCTCCGACAGGCTCATGGGCGGCGCGGCCTGAGCTTTGGCAATTGCCGCTTGCGCAGCTGCTGCAGCACTCGTATTCACGGGTGTTGCAACTGGTTTTACGGTTGCTGCCTTGAAGGTGTTGAGCGCCTCAATTACCTGCTCGGCTGTGCCTTGTGCAATCACGGCCTTGTAGCCATCACGCACAAACGACGGTTGGTTGTCGATCCACTTGGCAAACTCTTGGCTTTGCGCAATCGAATTGACATCAGGGTGAGCGGCCTCGATGGCTGCGAAGTGGGCTTCCTCTGCTGACTGAGCTTGTTTGGCTTGCAACGGGGCAAGCACAGCGCTCAACTTCGCATCAAAATCCGCCTGGAGCGCAGCAGTGGTGTCCGCTACGATCTTCTTCACGCCTTTGGCAATGCCTTCCTCGCTGAAATCACCGAATAGGTCTGCATCGTCTGCAGGCTTTTCGGCCTGCGTTGGAACTTGTTCCACTGGCTTGGCCTTTTGGGCTTCTTCCAGCTTCGCTTGCGCATCCAATGCGACTTGCTTCCAGTGCTTTTCAGCTTCCCTGGCTTCGACCAGCTTGTCGTAACTGATGGTGTGAACACCATCCTTTGCCACGATGACCGGTACCGGCTCTACCGTCTTCACTTCAACTTCTTCTGCTGCTGGTGCTGGTGGTGTTTCAGCGGCGGGCACGCTGACTTGTGCTGTTGCACTATCGCCCTCGGGCAGATTCAGCATATGCATCATCTGCACATCACTCAGATTGCCATCAACTGCGTTGGCTTCGTAAAACTCTGTTTGGTTCAAAATTTCCCCTGCCACTTATCGCAGTGGCCGCATGAAGGGTTGCTATATGAGTGGGGAGCCGCGACCTAAAGGCCGTAGCTCCTTTCCTCTCCGTTCTCAGGAAGCCCACGCTTCACAGCGTTGGCTTTGCTTGGCCCATCACGGGTTAGCGGTGGTGACTATGCAGCCGGGTAATGTTTGATGCAAACCCTAGTGGGGGTCTGATGCGCGCAGGCGTAAAAAAGCCCCAGTAAAGGGGCTTGGCGTGGAACATTGTTCCAGTGTCAAGGGATTTGATTTAGTCGCTTCTAAAACGTTGTAGGCTGGGCAATGCCACGGATCACGGCCATGAATCCGCGTTGCAAGTCCGTCGCGCCAATGCTGATCCAGCGCTGGTCCAGCAGCAAGGGGCTTGGTACCTCAGGACTGTCCACCACGGCAGATGGTCGCGCCATGTCACCATGTTTGCGCAGCTTGGCGATGTAGGCGCCACAAGCTTCAGCCAAGGCCTTTCCTTCGTTCATCAGTGCGACCTCGGAATCACTCAATTGCCGATAGCCGGTGATTTTTGGCTGAATGAAATGGGTATCTGTATTTGTCATGGTTGGTTTCCTTGGTTGATGTTGTCGGTGGTGCGCTGTGTCTCAATGCCCTGCATGGGTGAATCGGGCTGTTGCGGAACTGGCGGGAACTGTGGGCTGGTATTGGCCTGCACATCAGGAAGCACGGCACCACCAGCGCCAACAGGCGGCGCGACACCCTGCGGCATTGGAAAGTTCGGGTCAACACCTACAGGTGTCGGAGGCTGATAGCCAGCAAGTTTGTAGATAGCGTCCGCAATGGCTGCAATCTGGGGCATCTGCGCCACTTGCGCGCCTGCTTGCATGGCGCTGAATGCGCTTTCCGTTCCAGTCTGGACGGTTTCAGCTTTCAGTTTTGCAATCTCTGCGTTTGTCTTTTCCTGGTTGTAACGCATCAATAGCTCACGGTCCCTGAACTCGTTGTCAGCCTTGATCTTCTCCATCTCCGGGCTTGGCCTGTCCTTGACCTCTTGGATGGCTTTGAGGATCTCTTCCTTGTCGGGCACGTCCATCAAAGCCAACAAGTGCGGCAGGACAACCGGCTGATACTCAGGCGGCAGTGACTTGAATGCTTCAGCCAGCGACACGCTTTGCTGCTTGCGAAATGATGGCGTATTGGGCACATCTTCCATAGCCACCTTGAGCCGGATGCGTTGCACATCGTTGGTCAGGTACTGGATGCCAGTCTGCTCGTCTGTTGTGGGCTGGTTGAGCATCACCTGGCGGTCAGGAACCACGGCATTACCGCGAATCGTCACCGTCTCGGGCTTGTCGGCCATGTCTTCGATGATCAGCGACAACAGCAGTTCGCCTACCTTTGTCCGGGACCATTTGAAGTTATCCATCAGAGAAGCCAGCGATTGCGTAGCCTGCTCGATCTGCGTTGTTTCCTGAATGCCAGATGTTGCGGTGCCCTTCTGCCCCTGAAAACCTGATGTGATGCCCGATGCCCGCTCAATACCGGCGCGTGAGTCGCCCAGCATCTTGTACTGCTGCTCGTTGAGCTGGAAGTCTCGGAACACCTTGAACGATGCGCCAGGCTGAGCCATGTGCTCGGCGTTGAGGATGATGTCGGCATCTGGGCGGGCAATCTGCTGCCTGAACACCTCATCCGAATAGGCCACTGCGCCTTTGGTGCGCTCGGTCCGGATAGCACTCAAGCCCCAACGGATTTTGCTGATGGCTGAGTTCACATTGTCTTGCAGGTACACCATGCCGCGCACCCGGCCAAACGGCACGCCGGTGCGGTCTTCGCGGTGGCCCCAGAATGGCACATAGGGGAAGTCGTTGTGTGGATACGGTGTCTTTCCGTCGTAGAGCTTGTGTGGCCCCATCCAGAAGCTGACATACATGCGGCTGACAATCGCCTTCTGTGGCTTGATGGTCCCATACGCAAGGGCAACCATGTGCATGGCATTTTGCTTGTCATACTCCACAATGCGGCCATCTGGGGTTTTCAGAATTACGGCCTCTTCCCATCTCCGGTACCAGACCTCGAACAGACACACGCGCCCATGCTCCGCATCGCGCCATTCCTGCTCTTCAATGGACCATCCGCGCTCCTGGTCCCAGGCCATGGCCATGTCGGTGCTGGTGCCGCCGTCCACGGACAATTCAAACTGGTCACTCCATCGGCCATTGGCTCGGTCGATCAGCTCTGCGTGCTTGGGAAACTTCAGCTTTGCCTGGGCCACATCCGTCCAGCGGCGACGCACCAGATAGCGCGCCTTGGTCAAACCTGGCGTTTGATCCAACATGTCCCAGAAGATTTCATTGCGGTGCACAGCATCACACCGGTACGGGTACTTAAATGGATCTGACTCGCGCGCGACCTCAACCCAGCCAATCCCAACACACACTTGCGGCTTGAACGCGTCGGTGCAAGCCTTGTCAGCGCCTGAATTGCGCTCGGCCTGGTTGATCTTGTAGTTCAGTGCGTCAGCAACCTCGTCGCCGTCAATGCCGTCGGCTGTGATGCGCCAGTCTGTGCGGGTCTTGGCTTCCAAGCCGGTGACAGCCTCGATGGCAGGGCCAATCAATGGCTCGATGGCTGGCGGCATTCCAACAGCCTTCTGCGCCTGCAAAATGGCAGAGTTGAGCTGGTTGCCGTCCACATACTCCATTTCCGTGTCGGCCTGTTTGCGCCAGGTCGGCTGGTTCTGGATCTCGGTGAAGAATCGGGTGAACTGCGCAAGCGATAGGCCATTGGGGCCGGGCTGTTCGTTGGCGCGTGCTGCGTCGGGGGAAAGTGAGTTGATCATGGTTACATGCGCCAGTCTGGGGGTGGGGGTGGTTTTTCGTAGCCGCTGCCAGCCGATGACAGCATTCCAAGCTCTTTGGCCTGGGCGTATTGGCGCAATGCGTCTGCGCCTTCACTGCAGCCATTGGCCTTGTCGGGATCGTCGGTGTAGCGGTTGTCGGCGCGGCTGAACTTCTTGCGATAGCCTTCAATGCGCTCGATGCCCTTCTTGCAGCGGGTTTCATCAAAGTACACACCCTTTAGGTGCTTTCGGGTCTGGTGAACTCCGTTGATCAGCTCCGTGATGCGCGGCACGATGACAAAGCGCTGGCCGGGCATCAGCTCCTGCAGCATTTGCTGAGTGCTCTTGTTGTAGTCGCCAAGTCGCTTGTGCGCCGCATCGTGAGGCAGGTAGTGGGTGCCGAATAGATAGCCGCGGCTTTGCAGTTGGGCGACGTAATGGCGCAGGTTCTCACCATGGGCCTCGTAATAGTCAATGAACCGGTCTTCTCCGCGTAGCTCTTGGCCAAACCACACGGCACATCCGTCGCTGTTTCCAATGTCCCAGAATGTGTTTGTTGGCAGATCCAGCACAGGCACGCGGGTGATTCCGCCACGCTTGCGCAGCTCGATCATGTCCTTGGCGTAGTAATTGCCCTCGGTGCTGACTTGGAATGCCTCATCCGGGGTCGATGGGTATTCCTGCCACATCCGTTCTTCGGCACCGGAGAAGTCGGCCGTCTTGGTGGCGATGTACCAGGCCCGCTGGTCCGGGTCGATCTTGCAAGCCATCTTGGCTTCAATCACGTCGAAATACTCGTGCTCTTTGTCTGTGATTGGAACTGTGCCCGATGGCAGCCGGTAGCGTGGCTCTTGCCACCACGCATAGAAATGGAACCGGTAATCCTTTGGAGTCAGTAGAACCTTGCTTGCGTCCAATCCCTCTGATCGCTGTACCAACTCAAAGAACTCGCCGTCGCGTCCTTCGGCGGTTGACTCAATGACCAACACGCCATTGGTTGGCACCGCAGGAATTGAGCCGGTCACGACCTCAGCCGCCTTGTCTGGGAACTTGGCGCAAATCTTGCCGAACTCAGACACATGCAGGCGGTGGATGGTGCCAGAACGCATAGATGTGGCCACGCGCACGCTGCTGTTGTTGTGGGCAAACAGGAGCTCGGTGGCGCTGTCGCGGGCGAGTAAGTAGCGCTCTTTTATCTCAGGCGGAAGATTCTCATAAGCAAACTTCACCTTGTCGCGGAAGATGGCTTCGGCGGCCTCGCGGTCCTGGGCAATGATGCCGCAGCGCTGGTTGGCGTTGAACAGGGCGTGATCGAGCCACAGGATGGCAATCAACGTCGTGAATCCAAGCTGGCGGGCTTTAAGAATCAAATTGCGGTGCCAAAGCCTCTTGATAAATCGGCGCTGCGCACGGTTGGGCTTAAACGGCATGACGGCGCTTATCTCGCCGTTGTCGCCTTTGATCATAATTTTGTACAAACATCCGCTAAACAACCGCCAATCAGGGTCGGCTAAGCACTTCGCAAGCTCTTGCTCGGTGGCAGGAAGTGGCATCAGCGGAGAGTCGTCAAGCGCCACGGGTCAATCCTCGTCGTGCGCAGGGTCGTCTTGCACTGGCATGAATGCTGAACTGTTGCCCTGTGCGATCCGGTGCAACATGGCTGTGAATGGATCTGCGTTTGTTGGTGGCGCGGTATCGAGGCCGAATGCCTGACGCTCCAAGCCAATCAGCGTCTTGAGGGTTTCGCCCAGGTCCTTCATGGTCTTGGTTCTGCCAGGTAGGCTGATGATCTTTTGATACAACTCGTTGAGTTTGTCGACACCCTTGTCATCTGGCGAGTACATCAACTCACCCAGACGGGCAAGCTCTGGCACTTGCTCAGTCTGCTGCTCCAGTTCTTCCAGCAGGCGCATAGCCAGCGTGCGAGAGCGGCCAATGTCTTTGCGTTGTGACAATCTGACGATCACGATTGCCTCTGCGTTGGCCTCAATCACATTACGTTCGGTAACCACTGTTTCCGTGGATACCGCGCTGGATACCGAAGCCTTGGATACCAATGCATCAGCCCTGGCTTTGATTTTCTCGGACAAGTCCCTATCCCATGAGTCACGCTTTGCCCGCTTATTGATTGCTCCATGCGTGATGCCGTGCTCTGTGGCGATTTGGCGCAAGGTCTTTATGCCTATGCGGTAGTCCTGCTCAATGGCATCCCAATCAACGACAGCAGCCCCTTGCGGAGCGGTCTTCTTTGGCATCTTGGGTGTCTTGTCTGTCATGCGGGCATGATGCCGATGCATTACTGAGGTGGCAAACCCTAGAGGGGGTGCGCCAATTGAAAAAGCCCGACTGATGCGGGCTTTTTTTGAATCACCGATTAAGTGGACGGGCACATTCGCCACGAACTCGTCACCACTGGGCGGTCGCGCTTCTCAATGCGCTCAACAAAGGATTTTGCCTGCACCCGCCGAACCATCGGGTTTGCACGACCAGTGGGCTCAGCTTCTGACAACTTGAAGCCGTAAAGAATCACCTCCTTGGCAACCCGGAAGGTCGCAATGACGGGGTCTGCAACAGCATGGAAACACACTGAGGCAAGAGCTGCGCAGGCCAGTAGCGCAATGGCCAGAAAACTACGTTTCACGGAAATGTCCTTTCAATATGCTTTGGCTGGAAGCGAAACCCTTGCCATATCGGGAAATTTAAGTGTCAATCACCTGCATTGGGTGGCGCAAACCTTAGTGGGGGCTGTGGAACAATGTTCCATGTCACACCACCCGAAACGCCATCACAACGCCCATCAGCTGCTTGGCCAATGCCAGGCTTTCCCGCGGTGTGAGCGTCATCACATCATCCCCGAGTTCGATCTTCATGCGCCCCATGGGCAAGGCGGATGTGCTCACAATGCGATCTGGTGTGCTGTCGATGGGTATCCACACGCCATCGTAGAGCCGCTTGATCAACCCGCAGTCGTGCAATGCGTCGATTGAATCCGTGACGCTGGGCACTGACAAGTGGGTGAGTTCAATGATTGCCTGCTTGGTGGCCTTTTTCTGGTGGTCGTCGAGGTCAATGATGGCCTGTAGGACTTTGGCTCTGTTGGTTCCGGTCTGGGGCTTCATTGGCTTCCTTTTGGTGAATCTTTGTGTTTGCACCCGACACAGCCCGGGTCGCTGTATCGGTCATTGGCTTGGTACTGGCAATCGGTGGCCATGCGAAACGGGATAGTGGTGCGCAGCTGGAAGCCTGTCACTTTGCTGATTCCGTGGGCCACGTAGGATTCCACATACGGCTTTCTATCAAAACAACCGTAACTCATGGCATCAGTCCCGCCCAAGGGCTTGAGTAGTCCCGCCACCGAGTGCCAGCCTTGATGCCTGTGATCAGGCTCCGGTTAACGCCATACCTGGCAGCCAGCACTGGCCCTGTCTCAGAGCTAAGTCGAATCTCTCGGGCATCATCTAGGGTCAGCTTTGCACAAGAGGTGCGCTTTGCAGTCGCAATCTTGGCTGCGCGGTCTTTACCCTTCCACCCTCCCCGCTTTGCTGCCAGCTTCCCGATTTCCTTGGTGCTCGAAGGTTTGATGTGCTCAGGGTGAATGCACAGCTTTTCGCCGCACGTTGTAATCAGGGGCACGCGAGGCTTCAGCACCCCGCCTGCCAGCTCAAACATGGCCCGGCGCACCAGGGTGCACGTCTTTCCGTGTGGTGTGTACGTTGGGTTTCCGCCAGATGTTGATCCAGTCCACAGAAAACAGTCGCCCACTTCTTCGGTGCGGTCAATCAGTGCCATCATGGCGATGGTTTCGGCGATCAGGTCTTCTGTTTTCATGCTTCACTCCACATTGGTAAATTCTTAGGCCACTGCCCAGCGCACTCAATCGCCCGGCGCGTATCTGCTGCCCATGCAAGCCCGACGGTCACGGCCACATCACGCGGGAACATGCGCCACTGGTCATAGTCTTGGTGGCAGCCGGTGATGCCTGGGCGAACGCAGCACAGTGCAAAAATCTGGCGGTCATCCTGTTTAAGTCCCCGGCCATCAGGTGGCACATGGGCTGCCTGGCTGTAGCCTTGGATGCCACAAGCCTTGCAGGGCATGGCGGCGACCAGGCGGCGGTATTCCTCGCTGCGTTCTGGCGCTTCCTTGGGGATGCTCACCACATCGCCAAACACCGGGTAGTGCACGGGAACGGTCAGGCGGGCATACACCGGGGCAGCGCGTTCGGCCTTGATGTAGGGCGTGATCTTGGGTTTGAATGGGGGGCGGCTCGCGCCTTGCCCCCATGCGCCAACCCGCCCTGATACCACGGCCCGACCGTTGCATCCG